CGTCAAATGTTAGCACATCTCCACTTGATGCACCAGATTGTAGACCTGGAATTCTTAGAGAAGTAATATTAGCGTCACCTAAAGTTATTTGATTTGAAGTGGTTGCGGATGCTGCTTGAGCGTTATGTCCTACTATTATGTTATTATCACCACCAGTTAAATTTAATCCTGCCTTATGACCTATAGCAACGTTTTTATCATTATTACCTAAATTTTTTAAAGTCCAAAAACCTAAAGCTACATTTTTCTCACCTGAATAACTTGTTAACATTGACTGATAACCAATTGCGTTATTTTCAGAACTTGTATTTGCTTTTAATGCTTCTTGGCCAATAGCCGTATTATAATTACCAGTAACAGTAGCTGTTAAAGCAAAAGCACCTATTCCCACGTTACCAGTACCTGTATCATCGGCAGTTAAAGCTGCATGACCAATTGCAACATTGTGACCTGCACCTCCATTTCCAATAGAATCTAATGCTGTGTCTCCCAATGCAACGTTATTAGTTCCTGTTGGGTAATTACCATCAAGTTTTATGGTTCCACTATCAACACTAACATTACCTGCAACAGTTAAGCCATCTGTAACTGCTGTACCTGTAATATCTATACCTGTTGATGTTGTTTCAAGTTTTACAGCATTATCATGAGATAAATCTACTTTTCCATTTTTTACAGCGCTAATATATTTTTCACTACCAGTGGTACTACCAAAAAATAAAGTATTTTCGGCCAGGATTTTTAATTGTCCTGTTCCAGCATCTTCAATGATTGATTGTGAACCATCATGATAAATCTGTAAATCATTACCAGCACCAAAGTTTGCTTTTTTATTATCACCTAAAAATATGTTAGAGTTAAACGTAGCATCACCTGCTTCACTCATATCAAAAATTAAAGCATCTACATCTGAACCACCATCATTACCTCTAATAGTTAAATCTCCATCTGATAATGGTTGTTTTAGTATGGTATCAGTCGTACCACTTTTGAAAACTTGTAATAAATTTAATGTCGTATCTCTAAGGAATATAGAACCGTTTGTACTATCTAAAAGAAGATTTCCAGTAGATTTTACCTCCATATATCCACTTGATAAAATTGTTAAATTAGTACCATCTCCTGTAATTGTTTCACCTGCATCACCAAACTCAATTGATTTATTAGCACCTAAAATAATTTTGTCATTGAATGTAGCGGCACCTGCCTCTGACATATCTAATTTGAAAGCGTCTATTTGACTTCCACCATCATTACCTCTAAGGACTATATCTTTATCCGAAGTTAAGCTTCTTATTACTAAATCACCATCATTTTCTTTTTGTAATGTAGCAAATTGAACACCTTGAGATGAAAGCACTACTGGTGATAATGAAGAACCATTAATTTTAAATTGTGTTGATGAAGTATTAATGACTCCGCTTGAAGTTATTGTTAAGTCTGTACCATCACCTGATATAGTCTCTCCTGAGTCTCCGAACTCTATAACTTTGTTAGCGTTTAAAACAATTTTATCATTAAAATTTGCTTGACCTGCATTGGCCATATGAAATGCTACAGCAGTAACTTCTGATCCACCATCGTTACCTTTAATCTCTAATCTTTTATCTTGTACGTCTGATTTAATTGAAAATGTAGAAGCAGTTTTAAAGAAACTACCTACTTGTGTTCCGCCATCATTAATAGTTACTAAACCATTACTATCAGCATCTAAATTAATTTGACCAACAACATCTATTGTTAGATCATCTGTAACAGCTTTTATAACCTGGCTTCCTGTTCCATCGGTGTCTGTAATAGTTATCTGTGGGTCAGCTGATGAAAGATGTAAAAGAGTTGAAGGACTTGTTGTTCCGATACCAATTTTATCTGCACTACCATCAACAAAAAATAAATTTTGTTCAGAGTCACCTTCTATTCTGAAATCTGTGGCTTCTCCTGATTCATTAATGACAATGTTTCCATTTTCTTTAAGTTCAAGTCTATTTGTTATACTTGAACCTGTAGCAAGTTGAACACTACCTTTTGATTGTATATATAATGGACGAGAAGCTTCTCTACTATAAACATAAGCAGCATTATTAGCGGCAACACCAACTGTTAATCCATCACTTCCAGTTGAACCAGTATCTCCTGTGGTAAATTGCATATAAGCATGATCGCCTGAACCTGTTCCTGAATTATGAAGGTGTAATCTTTGTACAGGACTTGTTGTTCCAATACCAACTCTATTATTAGAACTATCTACATGTAAAGTATTTGTATCTACTGTTAGGTCTGCTGGAAAAGTTAGATTACCAGAGCTATCTCCAGATATCCAGTTTGTGGTAGATGAACCATCATGTCCAGCAATTTTTAATTGTCTGTCACCTGTGGCTGAAGCTGCATCAACGCTACCAATAATTACGTTTCCTGAACCACTTGTAATATTATCTCCAGCTACATTACCAATTACTATATTATAAGTCCCACCTGCAATTTCTTGACCAGCACTTTTTCCTAAAGCTGTATTATATGATCCAGATGTTTTAAATAAAGATTTTGACCCAACAGCTGTATTTTCAATTCCTGAAATATTTGTAAATAAAGAAGATAAACCAACTCCTGTGCAATCAGTTGCGTTTGTAATGTTAGTTATACTATAAGCACCAACTCCAGTATTTCCAATTCCACTTGTTAAATCAGTTCCAGAAACATATCCAACTATAGTATTATTATCTCCAATTGTTACAGCATCTAAAGCTTCAATACCAACACCAGTATTTCTTTCAGCATTAGATAATGTTCCAGTTGTTGCATGACCAATTAATATAGAATTAGTAAAATTTGTCCCTTCGAATTTACCTGGTACAAATTTATTTGCAGGTAGAGTACAAAATACTGTTTTTGTACCAGCTGAAAAATCAACTAAATTATTATTGTTTGAAGAAGTGAAAACTTCTAATCTTGATAGCGTGTCTGGAGAGGCATCGGTTACGACACCTCTTCCAACTTCAAATTCACCTGTCTGTGGTAAAACGATATTATAGTAAGTCTCATTAGAATTACCAATACCTGCAACAAAGGTCTGAAAATCTTGAAAAGCTCCTCCAAGATTTAATGTCCCCGTACCTGTTGTAGTAGAGGTCTCCTTGACCCTATCGTTAAATACCAGTGCCATTTAAGTCCTTAACTAATTCTTATAATAGCAGCAGATGTAGTAAATGCAGGAAACTGAATTGTAAATGTTCCTGCGGTAGCTGTTTTATCTCCACCAAAATCTAATACACATACCGCGTCAGTGGTATTAGATCCACCGTCAGTTGTTGTATTGTAAATTAATGCACCTCTTGCAGTTAATGTTACACCTGTAAAAGATAAATCTGCAAAGTCTGTTATAGAAACACTTGATGATACTTTTACTCCTTGGTTTACTAATGCTTTTCCACCTTGTGTGTATGTTCCAGTGTTTGAGACTTGACCACCTGTACTATCTCCTGGATAGTTAGCAGTTGATTTACCAATACTTGCTGAGTTTGTGTATAATGCAAGTTTGTAGGTATGTCCTCCAGAGGATTCAAAACTATGTTTCCCTTGCATAAGTTCTTTTTTAAATGAATCGCAAATTGCGTTAGTTGTTATTGCCATGTTATTCTCCTATAATTATTATGGTGATGGAGAGTCCACTTTTATTCTTGGAACACCATCATCAAATTCTGCCCGTCTTCTTCTACCCATTTGTTGGATAGCAAAAGCTTGTACTTCTTCATTATACTTACTTTTGTATAAGTTGTACATATCCATCGGGCCTTTAAGATACGCAAAACATTCTGTTAAGACACCGTGTAACAGCATTGATTCTTGATTAGTTGATAAATAAGTAGTCGTGCTACTGTCAAAGTGTGGTGGTGATATAACATAATTCAATTGGACTCCGTATGCAATGTTTGGAGTAGGAGCAACAACAATAGTATTCTCATTCCAATTTGCATAGTATTTTGGTTTACCAGTTGTACCTGATGCATTAAATTCAGATATAAAACTTGTGTCTCTTTTTTCCATAAATTCTCTTGCAGAAGTAATTGTGTTATCAGCAAACACTTGTAATGATCTTATTACTAAAAAATCGGATGGAGTAACAAGATATCTTTTGTTAGCTGTAAAGGATGAAGTTGCGTATTTTCTTGTATCATCATAATCAACTTTACCAGCAATTTCTAATTCTATATTTCTAATAAATTGATCTATAAGAGTGTCTGATAATACATTACTATCTACCTCTGTATAACTTCTTACTTGAGTTAAAAAATTTGAATGTGTAATTGCCATTAACTTATACTCACTGTTGTTTTACCAATTGTTGTTACTAACTCTCTACGTCTGTTTTGAACAGAGGGATCTTCTGGTGCCATTGAAGAAACAGTTGTAGTAAAATCA